GTTGAGAGCAGCTCTCTTTTCTGGTTTTCTCAACCAACCAGGATTGTTATGGATTCCCTGCTTGTAAGCATACTTATTAATATGCTTCTTAACTTTCTCACCAACTTTATCTCTGAGACCTTCTTCGATCTCAACTTCTTCCATTCTAGCACCAGACTTATGGCGAGTTGTGCCTGCAGAATCAACATAAGTTTCTCTCTCCCTTCTAGGAGTTACATAACCAACACCAGGAACTACACCAGTCTTACCAGCATCTCTAGCTGCATTTCTTGCTGCTGCTCTTTGTGCTGCTCTCTTACGATTTCTATCATAAGAGGACATTGCTTCATCAACTTTATCTTCTTCCTTATACTGAGGATGATCATCAACCTTCATACCACGCTTCTTCTCAAGACGTGCCTTACGCTCAGCAGTGCCTTTCTCGGGATCTAAATCACGAACACCCTCTTCTACTTCTTGAGGAGCATTGATTTGCTGGTATGCTTCCATCAAACTTCTAAGTCCTTTAGAATCCATCTTTGATAATCTTTAACTATTATAAAAATTATTTATAAAAAAAAACTCCCGAAGGAGTTAAATATCAAGCACCAAGAACAGCACCAATACTATCATCAAGTTGTTGAATGACTGTACGAATATCAACCACACGAGGAGGAACACTTACTTCATCATAGGTATATCCTTTTTGAGCATCGAATAGAACTTGACGAACTGCGGCGGCCGCACGAGCATCAAGTTTAATAGTTACTTGTTTTTCTTTAGTCATAGGTCTACACCCTTCCAATCTGGGTCAAATTCTTTTCTTGCTTTGGACAAAAATTCAATCTTTTCTTTCAGTTCCTCTTCAGAATCTGCTTCAACAACCCAATCAGTAATACCTAAATTGGGGAGATTGATAGTTGCTGATACTTTACTCACAGGTCTCCCTCCTTACGATTCTCAGAATAGTGAACATCAAACTCACCACCAGGATAACGAGACCTCAGTTTCTCAACATTCATCTCCATGATTTCATCAATAGATGTATTAAGACCCATACATGCCTGAGCAACATACCACATGATGTCGCCAAGTTCACGCTTCAGATGAAACAGATTCTCTTCAGTTACAGGTTTGCCTTGGAAGATAGTCTTCTTAATGATTTCAGTAAACTCACCTGCTTCGGCAGACATACCTACAGCAGCAGTAAGAAGTCGCTCGGTAGGAAAGTCTTCTTCTTCAAGAGTTTCAAGTCGAGCAATGAAACTTTCATAGTCTTTACTTTCATTTGACGTGACTGCATCAACGAATTCAACATACTTTTGGGTATCAACATTACTCATAGTTCTAAAGGTTGTAGGTCAGATTGGGGGAGTGATTGTTGCATAGGAAGTTCAAAGTCTGGTGCCACTGCAACATGAGGCACGTCAACTATTTGTGGTGGATGTGGAAGATAAATCTTTTCCCAGGTAGACCCAGGATACCTTTCACACATCTCTATAGCATACTCTTCTTTTCCACAATGAACTTGTGGTAGTCCATTCGGATGATTGTTGAGTTTTACCTCATAGTAATGAGGAAGTTCTTTAGCAACCAATTCAGATTGCATTTTTCTTGTAGTGAGTCCCATTAGAAATTAAATGCTCCAAACTTATCCTTTAGGTTTGGTTTACTTTCTTCATAAGTATACTCCTCATCCTTACCATTGTCAAGGATGTCGTCTTGTGCTGACTGCTCACAATCGAACAATCTCATCTTTGCTCTATCAATACCCACTACAAATCTTTTATTCATTGTGGGGTCATTGTATCTGTTCTTTAATTGCTTCACCATAATTTGTCCCAACTCCTCAAGCTCATCTGTAGAAATAAGGGCAAACATAAGATCAGCAGTAGCAGGGAGACCAAAGGACTCGCTAGTATCAGTAAGCTCAACATCAGAGCTACCATAACCAGAACGAGTGGTCTGCGTGGCAGAAACGATAGGGACGTTTGCTTCAACAGCCAACCCTCTAAGTTCTTCTGCAATAGACTTAATATACGAATATGAATTGACAGTGCTGTTTCCGCGATACCTGCTGGAAGCACATATATTAAGGTAATCAATGAAAATAATGTCAGGTCTAAATGACTTCTTAAGGGCGAGTTCATTAAGAAGTGACTTAAAGTGTCCAGCATGAGCAGAAGCAGTAGGATACTCTTTAATAATTAGGGTTCCATTTGTCTTCTTGGAGATGTTATTAATTTTAGTATCAAAAACACTCTTCGGAAGTTCAGAAATGTCTTTGATGTTTACGTTGAGGAGGTTCGCGTCAATTCGTTCAGCAATTCTCTCTTCCGCCATTTCCATTGTAATGTAGAGAACGTTCCTCCCCTGGAGCAGCACGGAGCTAGCCACATGGCACATGAATAGAGATTTTCCGACCCCAGTACCAGCGAGCGCGACATTAAGAGTCTTGTTAGGTAAACCACCTTTCGTGATTTTGTTAAAGTAGTCGAGATCAAATTCAATTCTATCTTCCTTTTTTCTATAGTATTCGTATCTTCCTTCTGCATCTATAATGTAATCATGTCCAACATGATTATCGAAACTTACTGCTAATGCCTCCTGAAGGATAGAAGGAATAGCGTCTCTATTTTTTTCACCCTGCCCATCAGCAAGTTGAACTGATTCCATAAGTGCTAGATATATAGCACGATCACGGCACCACTTTTCAGTTGTATTAATCAACCAATCATTTTCAACACTGATTGGATCTAAATTTTGAATAAGATTACAAATCTCACCATACTGCTGTTGATTAAGATCAGAACGATCATCAACATCAATTACCAACGATTCCCTTGTAGGAATGCTATTGTATTCAATTACAAACTTTTTAATCTCTTCATACACAACTTTTTGATTGAAGTCTTCGAAGTATTCTTCCTTAATAAAAGGAAGAACTTTTCTAGTATACTCTTCATCATTCAAGAGGCATTTCAAAATTAAGAATTCAACTTTATCCATATCTAAATGCAAACGAAATACTTACTCTTGTTTTATCTTCTCTAAATGGAAGAACCATGTGAAGAAGATATGATGGAAATAAAATCAATACTGATGCTGTTGGATAAAGATGATAAAAATCAACGTTGAAAGCAGATGCTTTATTTGTTGGTAGTTGAACTTTTTTACCATAAGAAGGGTCTTGTAAAACCAAAGACCCACCATCCTCATTATCCCAACTTCCAGGTTTTAATGGATTTTGTGTTGTGTAATTAAATCTCCAATCATCACCAATAATAGATTCTATCGGATAATAAACACCCGCTAGAGCAGTTGTTCCGTGATGATGCATAAAGTTTAAATCACCAGATTGATTTATGTTTGCCCACAAGTCTGTACATACAATACCATCTTTGTATCCATGTTGCAAACAATACTGATTTCCACATTCAGTTAAAATCTTAGAAAGAGATTTATAACTATCATACTTTCTTTCTAAGTTAGTTGTACTGTGCCATCCTCCCATGTTGCTGTGGTCTTCACCAGAATTCTTACTCTTCTCGGAGATAGCATCTTCAACTAACTTGATATTTAAGTTATGGTTTGTCTTCCCAAAATTTTCTAGTCCAATTGGAATAGGAAATAATGGTAAAGACTTAAGTACCATAACTAAATTCTCCTTGTGCAATCACATCCAGTTTTTCCATGACTTCTGGAGTAAAGTATTTCTCAGGTTCTTTTAGAATTTGTTTTGCATAAACTTTCTTCATTTCACCATCAACTTCTACTTCATAACGTCCTGCTACATTCTTCCACATTCCGCCAAGTTCTCCCAATTCAAGAAGACCATAGTATCGATCAAGACCACGTTCATCATAATAAAGACGAACTTCAACATCCTTATTTTCTTTACTCAAACGCGACTTAGCAGTCTTTGCCTTGATAATGTTTCCAATAACTTCTTTTCCATCTTTCTCTTTCTTCTTGCTGAGATGAATAATGGTAGAAGCAGCATACTTAAGACCAGAACCACCACCCATCTCTTTAGTAGGAACATAAGCACCGATGACATCATAAGTGTGATTAGTCACAATCATAGGAATGTTTGCTTGACCCAACTTGAGTGTGAGCATTCTGAATGCACCTTTGATGAGTTGGGATTTAGTCATGTCCCGAACTTGCTTATCATTCAGCGCATCATTAATCTCTTTCTCAGTGGAGAGCATACCCAAAGAGTCTAATACCATCATGCATGGTTTACGCTCATCTTCAGGTTTTTTTAAGTACATGTCTACCATCTTGAGTGCCTTACCACGGAACTCTTCAACAGTTACCACATTCACTACCACAGTACGATTAAGGTCAACACCACGACTTTCTAGGAGCGATTTATTGACAGCTGCCTCAGTATCAAAATACAAGCAGTATCCATCAGGATTAGTGTCCAGAAAATTCTTAACCACTGCGAGGCTAAAAAAAGTTTTTCCAGTACTAGACTCGCCAGCAATGGCAGTAATCTTATTCCCAGATACACCACCAAATATACTACCTGAAACCAGTGCATTAAAAATGTACGAACCTGTGTCCACGTAAGTTTCTTGGTCGTCGATGTCGGCGGCAAGTTTGGTGTGCTCATCTCCAACCTCTTTTATAATATCCTTTAAAAAATCCATTTCAATTAATAGCAGAGTACAAGTATAACATCAGGAGAAGAATGAATCAAGAGTTGCTGTCCTCTCAACTTTCCACTCAATCGCATCAAGAATAGCCTTCAAAGGTTCCAAGAAACTTTTATCGAACTGTAAGTCATAATCAATGTAAGAAACAACTCCAAGTTCTTTTGGAAATTCTTGAATGAACGAAATCACATTCTCGTGAATTATGTTTGGTTTTTTGAGATAGAGAAACTTAATTTTCTCTCCGTTCTGAATAAGTGAGTATTTATTGGTCAGTTTTTTCTTCTTCACATAATGATTGTAAAGAAGTGCCCCACGAACATGAATAGGTGTTCCTTTTGAATAAATGTCTGAAGAAGACTTCCATTTAATCACATCAGATACTGAACGAGGAAAAGCAATCTCTTCTGGGGAAAGTGTCTTGAACTTTTTCCTACTTTCATCAATGTATTCAATCACCTCATCTTCAGTTCCACTCATCATAAGTTTGAGAGCATCCTTAATCATCTGACGACAAGGTGCTGGTGTAGAAGATTTGACTGCCTCAATACCCATCATCTTGAGTTTGGGTTCAGTGTATTGAACACCTTCACTGTTCCATACGTTGAGAATGTATCGCTTCTTTGCAGTCCAGATTCCACGTTCAGCAATGTTCTCACGTTTCATCTGCATCTTCTGATCGTAAGCATTTACGTATTCCGCCAGTTCTTGGTAAGAACTTTCAATATACTTCTCAAGTTCCACTTGGCAGATCTTATCAAGGATCGAAACAATGCTCTTAGAAGTTTTTTCTCTTCCTTCGAATAGTTTATCGACCAAAGGACCCATGTTGAGATAGATAGAATCAGTATCAGAAGCAATAACATAATCAACTTCCTCAGTGTGTAAGATTTTGTTTAGATGTTTGTTCATTTTGTTTTCAATCCAACGGATTGATACTTGACCAGAGAGAGTAATCGCTTCCGCGTTGGCAAGCTTATAATACCTGAAATACTGGTTGCCAATAGCACCATAAGCACTATTAAGTTGGATTTTACGTGCCATCTGAATGTTATTGCATCTAGCAATCTCCTTCTCAAGTTCCTTAGTAGGTGTCTTTTCATAGTCCTGTTTGGCGGCAAGCATTTTCTTTTTGTAGATGGTTCGATCCTTATAGATCTTATCCATCAGTTCAGGAAGAAACCCACGAACATCCTTACGATACATTGCCCCATTAGCACATACCGCATTATCTTTATACATCTCAAAGGTCAATTCTTCATTGAGAATTTTATCCACAGTTACACTTGGATGACGCTGATCCAAAAGTGTTTCTGGGGAGATGTTGTATTGCATAATCAAGTGCGGGTATAGAGAGTTAAGGTCAAAACTCACAACCCAATCATACTTACCAGGAATTGGTTCTTTTACATAAGCACCTGCATACCTTTCATCCTTATCAGAACGAACGATTGGAGGAATTACAATGTTTCTCTTTTTCAGATAGTTGTAGATAATCGTGTCCCACATACGAACCTGAGAGAACACATCAGCATAATTTGCCTTAGCGTCATACGCCATGACGATAGCAAGTTCAATGAGTTTCATCTTGTCCTCCATTCGGTCAACAAGTTCCACGTCAATGATGTTGTATTCTACAAACTTCTGCCATCCATTTGTATAGAAATCTTTGAAGGTCTCAAACTCA